GGTTACGGATTTCGCCCAAATAGAAAACGTGTACTCGGTGTCAGGCTGGGTTGTGTTGGTAACAACCTGCTCCATCCATACCGAATAAGCAATGTTCGGATTGTCACGCGCTAGGTCTGCCGTCAGGGTGCCATCGGGAGCGTAGGCCTGATCCTCAATGACCTGCACGGCATAGCCGTTCTTGTTCCAGACCGAATTGTCACCGCCGAACGCCTCGGAATACCGTAACAGGTTGCACCCCGACAACACCCGCACGATCCCCGGCCGGCTCCCGCCCCGCTCCCTGCCTTCGAGCGTGTCGTAAGGACGGACATTGAGACAACCCGGGGTCGTGTAGGGCGCCTGCTGCTGATACCCGAACCGCCGGACCAGGCCGGCGGTGGGAAAGCGCAGCTCGATCTGTCGCGGCCGCTTTGCCATGAATCACTCCATCAGGACGGAAGCAGCGGACAGGTGACCCAGCGAGTCGCCGAAACCCCAACGAAGATCGCGGCGGTATTGGCTGCCATGTCGAGCGACGCGTTGTCCGCCAGCGCGTTGATCTTCCCGCCCGTCACAGGGTAGACCTTGAGCACCGCGTTGGCGTCGTTCTTGAGAAAAACCCGCCGCCCCTCACTCGCCGCCGGCAGCTTGACGCCCTTCGTCGCGTCGGCTGCACTGATGAGGAAGTTATCCACGGTCGCCGAAAGCGCTGTGGCGTTGGCCTGCGTGGAACCAGCAGCCGCAGCCTCCGTAAACGAAGTCGTTGTCGCACCAGCCACCTTCAGCGACCGCGTCAGGATGTCCGCCAGGTACAGCCCCGTCCCCTCTTGGGCGATCACTCGCCAGTAGCAGGACGCTCCCACCTTGACCGACAACAGGGCGGCGAAGTTCCCAGCGCTGCCGAACGCAATATTCGTATCGCCGACGGTGTTGTAGCCGCCCGTGACAGCCACAGTCACGAAGCCGCCGCCGCTCACATCGAAGACGAGTATGGCCAGAAGCCCCGCCTTGGTCGGCCGGGCCAGTGTGCGGGTCTCGGCGCCAGAACCCGAACGCATCGGAACAACCATTCCCCAGCGGTCGATGGTGATTGTGCCCGCGTTGCCCGGATCGGGAACCAGGAACGGGGCGATGAGCAAGTCGTGAAGAATCCTGTAGGCAGACATAGTAGGAACCTTTTGCGGGAAAGAGGTAGGTGAAGTTACCTGTTGTCGTAGAGAACACCGCCAAACGTAACGTAATTCGATCGCTTCAGGGCGACTTTTGCCCCGGAGCGATCCGCGTTGTAACCGAGATAGCGAGGGGCCTGCTTGCGATCGTAGGCGATGCTGGCCGCAAGCCGCTCCTGCCAATAGGCTTGCTGCCTCCCCGTTGCGTCATCCTCTCGGAGCCGGCGCTCGGCAATCGCCAGGCAGCTTGCCAGAAGTGTCTCGTAATGAGTTGTCCCGCCGATGTTGTAGGGCGAGCCGATCGAGTCGGGGACAATCTGGTACTGGTACTTGACCGTGTAGACCGCATCGGCCGCGGGAACCAAGGCCAGCGTCCAACCCTGCGGGGCCGAACCATCGTGGACCTGTGGAATTACCGCCCCACAAACCGGCGCCGCATTCGACGGGTTTTTCGACCGCATGTGCAGGACGGCGCCCGGGCCGATGTCGCGAATCGGATGCCAGATGCCGTCCTCGGCCGAATAGTAAAGCTCGCCGGTCACCAGACCGCCGAAATCATTGGGCAGGTCGTAATCCCCTTGGCCAACGACGGTTGGCAACTCGGCCACCGGTCGCAAGAAACTCCAGCGATGCCCCTGCCTCTCATTGCCCAGCGGGGGCGGCCAGAAGAATTGCAGCACTCCCGACTGGACCACCGCGTCAAGGCGAGCCTCTTCTTCCGCCGACCAATCATCCTTGTTCCGCCCAAACCCGGCGTAATCAGCTACCTCGACCTTGAGCTGCGCGTCGGTGATCGCAAGCGAGTAGGGAGCCACGCCGACTGTGTCGAATTGAATTCCAACGTTCAGTGCGCCGGCCACCGGCACGCCGTTGTAGAATTCGACCAAGTATCGCCCTTGTTGGTTAATTCCCGCTGGCCGGTCGCCGACGTAGATACCCGTCCCCGTCCCGTCGCTCGTCTTCTGCTCGGGGCACGCGATCTTGCCCGCGGCGAAGTTTGCAGCGGCAACAGACGAGAGCGCAACGAACGCCGAACCGTTCCAGACTTTGGCCCGGTCCTTGTCGAAGACCATCGCGTAGACGGTCAAGCCGGAATTCAGGTGGATGCTGTACTCGCCGGCCATCTCACTGCCTCTGGATCGTCACGTCCATCTTGAACGACTCTTCTGCAATCTGGCGTTGGCCGGCAGTTGCCAGCCGCTCGATGTACTCGGCAAGAATCTCGGCAAACCACTGCTTGGGCGTGTACTGCGGCGTGCCGTCTTCCTTGAGTGGCATTGGCCGCATCTTCAAAACCCCGTCGCGGATCGCCGCAACCTTCGCGTCGGGGATGGTGAGCGTAATCGAAATGTCCGCCATGAGAGAATCCTTACGGAGCAAGAGTGAGAGTGGCTTTTCGGACCGTGCCGTCCGATCCCTTGACTTTGACCGTCAACACCGTGTTACTGGTCAGCTCGAACACCACGTCGCCGTTGTTGGTTGGCGTCTCCGACGCGCCGGGCCGGAACTCGATTCCCTTGGTGATGTCCAGCTTGGCGTCTGACTTCATGACCGTCGTGGCGGAGTTTCCCAATACAATCGAGTTTGAGCCGGCGCCAACCGCGCTGTAGCCGATCACAATTTCGTTCTCATCGCCATCGGCGGCAGCCTTGGTATCTCCGCCAATGTAAATGCTCTTTCCCGATGTGTTATTGGCACCCGCCGCAGTCAAGTGACCGGCCAAATATCCTACGCCTATGTTGTTTGAGCCCGTCGTGATGTTCCCAAGAGCGGAAAAGCCAATCGCGGCGTTATTTGAACCCGTCGTGTTGTACTTGAGTGCCGACATGCCAACGCCAAGATTGTTGTTGCCGGCCGTGTTGCCATAGAGAGAATGCCTGCCAACCGCGGCGTTCTGATAGCCCGTCGTGTTGAAGCGGAGCGACTCACTCCCGAGGCCCATGTTTGAGTAGCCCGTCGTACAACGCTCCAGGGCCGGATAGCCGATGCCCACGTTGTAGCTGCCGTGCGACGTTGACGTTGCAGTCGAGCCCATCGTGAAGTTCCCGGCATTATTGCCCAAGAACACGTTGAGGCCGTCCGGAACGGCGGTGCCTCCAGTCGGATGGTGAAAGTCATGGAGAAACCGCGTTGAGTTCTTGAACACGATTCCGGCGCTATCGCTCGTTGTGGATGCAAGCTGCAACGTCGTGAACTTGCCGGATGCCGGTGTAGTGTTGCCGATTGCCGCCCCGTCGATCGCCCCGCCCGTAATTGCAATCGCACTGGCGTTCTGTGTGGCGATTGACCCCAACCCCATCGAAGCCCGCGCAGTCGCCCCCGACTCGCCGACGAACTTCGTCCCGTCTCCGACGACGAAATTCCCGTCCGTTCGCGGGATCGTGGCAATGTCCGGAACGACGGGAATTTGACCGCTCGCCGGCAAGACACAGGCCAGCAGGACGGCAACGAGGAAGAAGAGCGGCCGCATGGAGAAGCCCTTTCAAGCGATAGAGGACCCGGGGGCTGATCCTTCAGCCCCCGGGTGCCCGAACACCAATCACGAGTCGTCAGACCGCCAACTGCGCCCACCTCCACCAGCGCAGCGTGGCGACAACCTCGGCCGCGGCGCCGACCTTGGTTGCCAGGATCGGAGCCAGCAGGTCGCCATCCGGGAACGTCGCCGCAGCGATCTTCGCCGCGTCGATCGCGTCCGCCGCGTACTCCACGCCGTTCAGCCAGAAGCGAATCTTCTTTGCATTGCCGGGGTCATACTTGAACCCCAGCTTCACCAGGGTGTCCGCCTCGAGCGTGTGGATGTTCGCCTTCCACTCCTGGACGGTGCCGGTGCTGTCCGCGAAGACCACGTCCAGCTCCTCGCCGTTGTCGTGGAGGGCCCGGAAGCCGATGTACGACTTGGTCGCCGCGATCGCCCCGGTGTCGTTCACAAGCACGTCCGCCGCGGCCGACCCCGGCGTCATCAGGCCGAGGAAGAAGGCCAGGGCGTTGTCGGCCACCGATGCCTTCTTGAAACTGGCCTCGAACCAGAGCTTGCGGGCGACCGCCGGCGTATCGGAGATCACCAGCCCGCCGCCGCCGACTTGGATTGAGCCCTCGTCGTTGTCAGCGTCGTTACCGGCGATCTTCAGGCCGCCGCCCTGCAAGCCGGCCGGGCCGATGGTCACACCGGTGTCGCCGTAGAGATCGTACTTGTCGGCTTTCGTCGCATTGGGCGCCGCCCAGCTCGGGCACTGCGAAAAGTCATCGAACCCGTAGACCCCGACGTTGGGGTCTTCCAGGAGTTCGAGGACTGGGCAGTCCTTCCACAGGTCGTAAGAGGGGCCTTTTGTGACCTGGCCCGCGTATCGAACCGTATTCATGAAACTATCCTCTTGGAAAACTCGGTTGTGGTTGTCAAACGCACTCCAGCGGACCTGCTGAGGCTCACGCCTTGTAGACCACGCCGTTTCGCCGCCTGTCAATGCAGATGAAGTTGTACGACAGATCGACGAACACAACGAAGACGTTGTGCTGGTCGCCCTTCTTCTCCGGCTTGGTTTCGCGGAGGTAGTCCCCCTCAAGAACCACCGGGTAGAACGTCGCATGGTTGATCATGTAGAACGGATTCGCCGCCGGCGGAGTCTCATCCAACTGCGGAATCCAAACGATCGGGTGCTTGCGGAAGACGATCGTCCCGTCCATCGACGCGATGTCGCGGCCGAGGTTCTCGTTCTGGGCCTCGCCGACATCCTCGATGTTCGAGAGGGTCTCCTCGTCGGTGTAGCATCGGTACTTCTCGCCCACCGGTCCGCGGAAATCCTGGATCGTCACGGGCGACCGCCAGCGGCACTTGCGGTGCATCTTGCGGAGCGTCTTGATCATGTCCGCCTTGCTAACCGCCCCGTAGGTGCCGGTGAAGTTCCGCCATTTCGGCGTTGTCGTCGGGTTGATCCCGCCGACCGTCGTGTGGCCCGGGGGGGCACCACCAAAGAACCCATCCCTGGCATCGGTCACAACCCAGTACGGCACGCCCATCGGCAGCACCTTGTCGTCTACCGCCGGGCAGCTCCAGGCCTTGGACTCCAGTTCCTCGGCCAGGTCGATCATCGCCCCGACCCGCCGCGGCTGGATCACCTTGAAGATCAGGGCCTTGCCGCGGTTCATCAACAGCTCGCGCCGCTCGTAGGCCCAGTAGGTGTCCGCGTGTCGCCAGGGAACGTTGATCTGGTCCATCAGGTCGGTGATGTCCACATCATCGACCTCGGCCAGCCCGAGGTGCTTCGCAGCTCCGGCCAGCTTGGTCATCAGGGCCCGCTGGATTCCGATGCCGTTGTCCACGGTCACCTTGTCCTCGCGGAGCCACTTTTCCATCACCTCGTATTCCTGGAGGTTCTGAGCGACCTGCTGGAACCGGGGCGGTCCCATTTCGTGCATCGTCCCGGCAACCAGGTCCTTGATCTCTTGATCGGTCAACGTAGGCATAATTCAGTCTCGCTATCGCAACGGGAGTGCGGGAACACTCGTTCTCACAGTCCCTTTTTCTTGTAGAAGTCTTCGGCAAACTTCACCGCCCGACTCATCGGATCGAGAGGCTTACCGTCCCGGTGAGTTGGCTTGGCGACGAATTGCCCCCTGGCGTTTCGCGCCTGCTCGGCAACCTGCCTCCTGGCCAACTCCTGCGTGTGGCCGCCGAACACCATCCGGGCCGCCCTCTCCAGCAACACTTTTTCGCTGGGGATCGGCTGGCCCAATCGCTGATAGCCGGCGGCCAAGGCAAACATCGTGTCGTTGACTTCCTTCCGCGCTTTGGCTTCCTTGCTCTCCGCCGCCATCTCGGCGAGCTTTCCCTTGCCGACGATCGCGACGTACTCCTCGCCCAGCGAATTGAAGTAACCGTCCATCCGCTCGGCGAACGCCGCTTCCTCTTGGGACTGGAAGGAAGTTGACACCATTTGGAGTTGCTGCTTCATCTCCCGCAGCTCGTTGAACTGCTGGTTGAGTTGGGCGACAACTCCACTCATCTCGTCGACCAGCTCTTGGCCGTAGTCCTCCGCGGTCAGCTTCACTGTGAGCGGTCCTTCGGGCGGGGTCTCTGCCGCTTTGCCCGTCTCTTCGGCGGGTTTTGCGGCCTGGCCGGCTTTCTCATCGGCCTTCGCGCCCGGCGTCTCGGTTGCAGTCAGCGCTTCCCTGCCGGCGGCCAAGAAACGCTTGTCCATCAGATCGAGGACCGTTCCCAATTCGCCCTTGCCCTCAAGGGCCTTGGCCTGGTCCTCGGTCAGTCCGTATTCGGCCCAGTCGGTCCGGCTCAGCGCCGGCGGCCGGTCCGCTTCGCCCCCATCTCTCTTGGGAGCGGGCTGGTCGGTCTTGTCCGGCGGTGTCTCGTCGCCGGGTGGGTTGTTCGGTTCGCCAACCGGTTCGCCAGACGGTTCGCCTTTGTCAGTGACCGGCGGATCGTACTTGGGCAGCGATTCCGCGATGTCGTTGTTGGCGGGGGAGCTGTTGGTATCTTCTGCGATGCTCATGATTCTCTCTTCTGTCTTTGGGGGTCGTTGTATCCGCCATTGCGGTCGTACAGGCCGATCGCCTCGCAATAGCGCTTGCGATGATGGGGCGACGTGAACACCGCCTGCCCCTCGCTGTTGAACTCGGTGGGAATGCCGATCTTGACGCTGTGGGCGTGGGCCTCGACCGCTTGGTCGGGATTGATCCCGGCCGCGTCGCTGCACATTGGCCAGTTGGCAGGCAGGAACCCGCCCTTGCCCTCGGCGGCAAAATCACGGCGGGCAACGCGGCGGCCGACGCGAATCTTCTCCGGGGCTTGGCCCATGGGAAAGAAGCGTTCGACCGTCTGGCCGTCTTTCGTCGTGTAGCAGTAAATCGGCATCACATTCCTCTGGTAATCGTGGCCGCCTCGGCCGGCTGGGGCATCGAGCCCAACAATGCCTGCGCCAAAGCGTTTTCTTTTTGGGAGCGGCCTGCGCCGGGGATGCTCCGCCGGTTATAGTTGCGGGTGGTGACCGCCGGCTGCCCTGCGCCCTCGGCCATCGGCAGGCCGGAAGGTTCCTGGAAAAACAGGACGTCGGCCAACTCGGGCAAATCCTCCTTCTCGGCGATCATCTTCAAGAGGGCGTCGAAGTTGACGCCGATCCCCTGCGCCTCGAGAACCGGCAGGACGGGGAGGATCAGGTTTTGAATATGGCTCAACACTCGCCCAACTTGGACCTGCGGGTTGCGGTATTGAAGCGAATACGGCTCAATCGAAATCCGATAAAGCGACGGGTTGCCGCGGCGGCTGTCCGGCGTCCAGGTGAACGGCACCTCGACGCTGGTCCGCGGAACCCGTTTTGTCAGCGGCATGGAGACGAGCGGATCGTTGTAGAGGTAGTGGGCTAGATCGGTCAGGATTCCGTCGACGAAGCAGTCCACCCGCCGCCGCATGAAGATGATTCGCTGGTTGGCGTTCTGACTGAGCATCTCCTCTTGGCCGAGCGTCTCCGCCGTGGGGCTCAGTCCGCCCAGCGAGTCGAGGTTGCCAAAGTGGCGATTGACCAGCTCGTTGACGCCCAAGAACATCGCCAAGTTGACTTGCTGCGGGCCGCCATAGGAAACTTCTTGCGGCACCTCGCCGTCAACCCGCAAGATGTCGCCGTCGCTCGATTCCCGGATTGCCTCGGCGTCCTCGTCGCTGCCACCGCGGAAGGGCAGGATCGACTTCTGCCGCAGCGCCTGCCGGCCCAGCTTGAGATAAAGCTCGTTGCCCAGGTCGTGAAGGTCTTTCCAGATCGCCACAGGCGGCAGCGGCATGATGTTCGACGGCACAAGGCTGTAGCCGAGCATCCGATAGGGGCCATTCCGCGGCCCCGTCCACTTGACGACCCGCAACGGCCGGCTGTTCTCGTCGTCGGCCGACAGTGTGATGACCAGCCCCTCCCGCGGCAGCCAGATGTCCCACAACTCGACCTCGTCTTCGTACTCGTCGATCTCGGCGTCGAGCCCGCCGCCGATTGTCGAGGCCTTCTCGTCTCCCTCTGGAGTTGTCGAGGACTTGCGGGTCGGCTTGAGATTCTCGCGGACCTTTTTGTCAAACTGCTCCGACTCGCGAACCGTTGAAAGCGGCACCCGGTAGCGATTGCCGCAGAAAGCCATCGCCTCCCAGGTCTTGGCCGTCATGTCCATGACCCAGTCGTCGAGATCAACCCAGATCACGAACGGCTCGCCAATCTCGCTCCACCAGGCTTCCCCGCCCGGCTCGTTCATCCCGATCTTGACGATCCCGGCTCCGAATAGGGCATCTTGCGCGGTCCGCCAAAGCGTCGATTCCAGCCCGATCCGCTCGGCTGTCCGATCTAGGGCGATCTTCAGATCGGTCGCGTGCGGCTTGAGGTTTTGCTCCAGCGGGGAGACGGAGGCCCGCGGCGCCCCGCCCACCAACTGCTGCATGTAGATCGTAACCGCCAGCTCGTAGTAGTTGACGGGGACTTCCTCGTCGGCGCCGTTCTCTCCGTAGTACTTGCCGACATACTGCTTGATCGCGTCGAGCCGATCCTCCCGAAACGCGCGGAGCTTGTTCCGGCTGAAGCTCATCGCATCGCGGAGGCGTTTCAGGTCGTCAGGATCGTGCGGATTCATCGTGTCAGTTCCAGGCGGTCTTGCGGCCGGCAGCCAGCTTCGCACGCCGGCGCCTGTCGAGTGGCGAACCTTGTGGGACCGAAGGCCGATCGACCGCCTTGGGCATCGGCTGGTCCTTGGCCGCCTTCCACGCCAGCGCGTCGGCAATCGTGCGGTCGCCGTGGTTGCTGTGGGCGCCACTCGGGTCGACCTTATCCTCGGAACCCGAGTGGACGATGGACCCGTTGGGCAGATACACGTATTCCAGGCAGTCCCGCAGCGCCGGCTCGGAGTAGTTGACGAGCATCTCCAGCTCGATCGCCCGGCGGTAATCGCCCAGGACCTTCAGCTTGTTGTCCTTGGTCGGAACCCAGCCGGGAACGTGAGTCATGCGTTTGACGACCTTCTCCTCGCTGTCCCGCCGCATGTAGACGTGGCGGTAGCCAGCCTCGATCACGGCATCGCCAAACTGCCGCCCCGGCCCGTTCTGCTCCCAGATCACGAAAGCATTACCGAGCCAGCGGGCGACGACGACCGCCAACTGCCCGAACGCCTCCGGGCGAATATGCGGGTTGGCGTACTCCAAGACCTTTTCGAAGCTGATCCGGCTGATTCCCGACATGGCCGAGTTCGACGCCCCTGTGCCGGCGCTGACGTCGCAACCGAGGTGAATCCCCCTGTTGACCGGAAAGCCGCGGCCGTCGAGCTGCATCCAGAGATGGAAGCGGCCTCGGGGGTTCTCCCGCCAGCCGGTGGGCTGGAGTGTCTCGGCGTCAAATTCGATGTCGCCGATGTGGTAGGGCACCCGGCAATGCCGCTGGATGTAGTTCTCGATCGCCGGGGCTGAGAAGAATTGGAAACTCGAACCCAGACAGTCGATGTCAAGCTCCTGGGCGATCTCCACCGCGTGGGCCGCCCGCTCGCATTGCCGGGCGTACCAAGGCGACCTGAGCTTGCCGTCCTCCAGAGGCACGCCGCGGTTGAGAATCCGCTCGTCAAGATCGCGGGCGACCGCCTCCGGATCGTCGAACCGGGACCAGTAGAGCGAATCAATGAACACGTACCGCTCGCCCCGCTTCGTGTAGAGCCCGACCGCCTTTCGTGGGTGCTCCGACCAGTGCATACGGAGCTTGGCAATCTTGGTTCGACTGATGCGGTAGTACGCCGTCCCGGTCCCCCTGTGGGTCGAGTTGATGATCCGACAGTTGGTGACGTCGCGGGTCGCCGACAAAACGCCATGCCCCTGCTCGACGGCCGCGAACTCATCCAAGAGAACCGCCGTCCGCCGGTCGCCGCGGGCAAATTCCTCCGTCGTCGATTCGCCGTCGATCACCGACCCGTTGTCCACGTTCAGGAGGTGCATCTTCTGCCGAATGAAGTTCGGGCGGAGCCAGGGGGGCATGTGCTGGAGGACGAAATCCAGCTTCCAGAAGAGGCTCTTGGGGTTGCCCCGCTTGTCAACGTACTGCTCGACGCGGGAGCCCATGAGGAAGCTCTGCAAGTGCCGGAACATCCAGAACCACTTGATCGCCAGGGAGCAGACCCACGATGCCCCCATGTCGCGAGACTTCTCCAGCAGGATGTCGTGGCCCCGCTGGATCGCCCTGATCAGCCGGCGGATCGCCCGGTCCTGGAACCGGTACGTGATCATCGGAATCTTTGAATGCGGCCGCCGCCGGGGGTCATACGTCCAGACAAACACGTTGATCCAGAAGAGCGGGTCTTCCGCACACGCTTGCCGCATCGCCGCGGCAAACTGGGGGTCCGTGGCCGCCCGGCGGTAGACGGCAGCGCGAAACGCGAGGTTCCCGAGGCGATCCTTCGGAACCAGCTTGTAGTAACTCGCCCTCTTCGCCGCCGCGACCATTCCTAGACCTTGCTCTCGTCGATCTTGTGATCGCCACACCAATCCTGCTCGAACACGGCAGGATAGCCGTTCATCGTCGGGGCGTGGCGCCGGCATCGGCCAAGTTCATTCGGCACCTCGCACGGATTGCATGGTCTTGAGTCCGCTTCCTTCACAACGAACCACATGCACGTCCGGCACCTCATCTTGCTGCTGCGATGAATCCAGGGGTCTTGGCCCATCTCGCTTTTCTCCGTCAGAGTGTTCCGGGCTGGCCAAGAAACAAAAAACGCCCAGCAGGGTATGCAGCCCCTGCATGGGCGTCATGTTTCTTGGCCCCGCTTCCCACCGGCTGGCCGGCCGATGGGAGCGGTTGCCCTGTGGATTGTCAAACCAATGGCCGCGGCTGGATTCGAACCAGCGAACTCCGGATTATGAGACCGGCGAGGTGACCTCTCCTCAACGCGGCTTCAGTGCAATCAGCTTCCAGGAACGACAACCGTGGGGATGGTAATCGCCGGCCGAAGCTCAACCGTGAAGTGCCGCCGGGCGCCAGGCGTCATCCGCTCATAAGCAAGGTCGATCATGCGCTGCGGAACAACCCTCATCGCCACCATCGGCCACAACTGCAACATCCCCGCCACCTGGGCCATCTCCGCCGCCGTGATGTCGTCAAGCGGCGTGTAAACGTAACCGGCTCTTGTGCCCAACATCCCGATTTCCGCAGCCGGCAGCCTCGCTGGCTTCTCGTTCTCAGTCGCCTTGATCACTTCTTCCTCCGGCCCTTCTGGGGCTTCTGCGGCTTCTTTGTGGCCTCCTCCGCCTGCGCCTTGACCTCCAGGATCATCTGCTCGACTTCCTCCGCCTGGCGGATCGAATCCCGAGCGACCCCGCCGTCCTCCTCCTCCGAACGCTTCCGCCCCTCCGTCGCCCAGAGTGCGTAAAACTCCTTTCGCTGCTTCAGGGCCCAGCAGAACAACCCCCACGCCGTTGGGCCGGGAGCGTCCTTCGCCTTGATCGCGTGCCCCTGGTCCGCCAACCCCAACGCCGTCCCTACCCACTGCAACGACTCCGCATAGCTCGCCGCGTCCTTGAACGAGGCTGGGGGCCCCGCCGGTCCCTGCTCCACCAACGCCACCGGTTCCGTTGGGGCCCCTGCCCCGCTGCCGGAAGGAGTCACCTGAGACGCCGGGGCCCCGCCACCATCCACCGGAGCAAACTCGCTCGCCAATCGCCGCCGGGCCTTCAGGAAACTGATCCCCTCCGCTTCTCGCAACGCCGCACAACGCTCGCGAAACTCCTCCGTCCGATGTTCGCGGTAGAGGCGTGAATTGAACTCCTTGATCGTCTCGCCGGTCGAGAGTATCTCGCTGCTCTTCGCTGATCCTGACATCGTGTAGCGGTCTCCCAGGGGCCCCAGGGGTCGGTTTACGAGGGGCCCCGATACGAACGATTAAACCACTAAGAAGCGGGGGGTCAAGGCGGAATTGGAATTTGGGACGTGTAAAGACTTGACTTAGATACTAAGACGCGGGCGGTGCCCGCCCGGGGGGCTGGCACAAAACCCGGACCGCCGAGGGGCCCCGAGGGGGTCGGCGGCCGAGCCCGGCGCCTGCCGCGGCCCGCCAGGTGGCGGAACTGGTGGCAGCCGACTCGAGCCGATCGCCGAAGACCAAGCACGACATCGTCTTCCATCCGCCAGCCCCACGTCCTGCGACTGATCACCGATCAATCGCTTGACCGAAGCTGGGCTTCGCTCCGCCCAGCCTGGCCGAGCTCCGCCCGCGCCTGGGACGATCTGCCTTCGCTCGCAGACCGACTCCGA